AAGATTTTTTTTATTTAGATACTCTAAACTGAAAGATAAAGCTAAAAATAAAGGAATAGATTTTAATATAAATGCTGAATACTTATCTAAAATTTGGCCTGAAGATGGTGTATGTCCTGCACTTAAAATTAAAATGAAGAAGGGACAGAGTAACGGTGGAGGATCATATAACTCTCCATCCATTGATAGGATTATCCCTGACTTAGGATATATAAAAGGTAATGTTCATTGGATATCTAAACGAGCTAATCAAATAATGTCTGATGCTACACCAGATCAGGTCATACAAGTTGGTGCATATTTAAAAAAGATAACAGAAGGGGTTGACAATGAAGAAAAAATCTGATATAAGAACATCATCAATCAATCAGATGACAGGATGGTTAGCCAAGCACATACCAGATTTAGAAGTCAAATCAGATTGGTCACATCAAGACTTTGACATAGAAGGAATAGTTAACGGCAATGGGATTAAATCTTTTTATATGGTTGAGGTCAAGGAGGGATGGGTAGGTACATGGCCTACAGGGTGGACAGAATTAAGGATACCCTATAAAAATAAAAAGGTTCTTGATGTCTGGCAACAGAAGTATAAGGATGAACTACTTACATTTATTATTTTTAGTAAAGACTTAAAGAAAGCATGGCATGTACCAGCAGATATTGTTTTGAATGCTGAAGCAAAACAAATTCACGATACCAATAAATTATTCTTTCGTATTGATGTTAGAGATATTTATCAAACGGATATGACCTATGACAAAAGCAGTAGTTGATATTGAAACAGATGGTCTTAATGCTACAAAGATACATTGCATAGTAGCTAGGTGTTACGCCTCTGATAAGGAAAAGGTATGGGTTGGTGAAGAGTGTGGTCAGTTTGCTGAATGGTCTAGACAAATAGATCAGTTCATCATGCATAATGGTATCAGCTTTGATGCTCCCATACTGAATAGGTTGACAGGTTCTAATATTAAATTGTCTCAGGTCAGGGACACTCTTATTGAATCTCAATTATATAATCCTATCAGGGAGGGAGGACATTCTCTTGAGGCATGGGGAGAAAGACTTAACTTTCCCAAAGGAAATATGACTGAGTTTAAACACTACAGTCCAGAGATGCTGGAGTATTGCAAGAAGGATACGGAGTTAACCAGCAAGCTTGCTAAGAGGATGGAAAGGGAAGGGAATAAATTTTCCATACGCTCTTATGAAATGGAAAGAAAAGTCAGGGCTATTATAGATCAGCAACAGAAGAATGGGTTTGCATTTAATATAAGAGAAGGAATGCTTTTACTGGCTAGACTTGAAGATGAACAACATCAACTTGAAAAAGACGCGGAAGAAATGTTTGAGCCTGTCATCACCTACTCACCTGTTAAAAAGATACCCAAGAGTATACCCTTTAATATTGCGAGCAGGAAGCAGATAGCTGAACGCCTGATGGAACTTGATTGGAAGCCTGAACACTACACTGAGAAAGACAATGTTATTATCTCTGAAGAAATATTATCCAAGATAGATATGAAGGAAGCTCAGATGTTCAGTAGGTATTTTCTTCTACAGAAAAGAACAGGGTTACTTAAAGCTTGGGTACAGGAGTGTCAGGAAGATGAGAGGGTTAGAGGCAGGGTGCTTACACTCAAGACCGTGACAGGCAGGATGGCACATCACTCTCCCAACATGGCACAGGTGCCAGCTTCTTATTCTCCCTATGGAAAAGAATGCAGGGAACTATGGACAGTTTCCAATCCCGATACTCATGTCTTGGTAGGGACAGATGCCAGTGGTCTGGAGATACGTTGTCTGGCTCACTACATGAATCATCCTGATCTTATGTGTATTGGTAAAGGTATTGAGCTTGAAGATAAAATGATAGATGCGGCTAAAGTATTTATTAGAGAAGTTCTTACAGGTGATGTACATACAGCTAACATGAAGGCTGCTGGATTAACAGACAGGGATCAGGCTAAGACTTTCATCTATGCCTTTCTTTATGGGGCTGGACCTGCTAAGATAGGTAAGGTGGTAGGAGGTAGTGCAAAGCAAGGTAATATTTTAATAAGAAAGTTCTTAAAAAATATGCCAGCCTTAGAAAGACTACGACAAAATGTTATGGAAGCTTCACTAAATGGATTTATTAAAGCTTTAGATGGAAGATACTTAAAGATCAGATCGCCTCATGCTAGTCTTAATACTCTTCTTCAAGGGGCTGGAGCAATCGTATGTAAGCAGTGGTTGGTTCACATGGATGAACATATCAGAAAGACAGGAGTGGATGTCAAACTTGTAGCTTCAATACATGATGAGTATCAGTTTGAGGTAGCCAAGAAAGATGTGGAAAGATTTGGAAAGATAACTAAGGATGCCATGCTGGAGACAACCATGACACTGGATATGAAGTGTCCTCTTGACTGTGAATATAAGGTTGGGAACACATGGGCAGAGACACACTGATGAAAGAACAACTAGAGTTATTTAATGATACTAAATCTATAGACACTTCTAATGGAACTAAAATTTGTAAAAAATGTAATGAAGAGGTGGCAACAGATAGTTTTCACAGGGTTTACTATAGAAAGAATGGAACAGTTAGATATTCTAATGTTTGTCAAAGGTGTGCTAAAAAATCTAAAAACATTAGAAGAAAACTTAGAGAGATACATCCCTATCCTTTAAACAAGTATGTATGTCCAATATGTTTAACAAGACCAACACAGCAACAGGACATAAATATTATTTCAAAACATAATTCTTTTTGTATGGATCACGATCATGAGACAGGAGAATTTAGAGGATGGTTGTGTCATTTATGTAATGCTGCGCTTGGATGGTTTGAGGATGACATTAATCGATTAAGAAGGGCAGTAAATTATTTAGAAAAAAGTGCTTGACATTTTTAAAAAAGTATGTTATACTTATTCAACAATCAGAAAAGGAGAAAGCCTTCAAAGAAAAACTTAAAACCTAAGTAACTATTTCATGTCACAACAGCGTGACGATTTTAAAGGAGAATATAAATGAACGATCCTATCTATATCACAGGCAAATGTCACTATGCTTGTATCGTTGAACCTAATACCAAGTTTGATCCTGTATGGTCAATTCAGGTTGAGGTTAATGACGACAATCGTGATACTATTGAAGCAGCTAAGTTGCCCATCAATAACAAGGGTGATGATCGCGGAGATTTTGTTACGATTAAACGTAAAGTAAACAGGGCTGATGGTACTGAACGCAAGGCTCCCTTTGTTAAAGATTCACAGAATAATTTGTGGAATGGGAAGATGATTGCCAACGGCAGTGTAGTTAATGTGAAGGCGGTTCCTTATGATTGGAACTATGCAGGTAAGTCTGGTGTTTCTGCTGACTTGGCTGCTGTTCAGGTAGTAGACTTTATCGAATACTCAAGAAATTCCCTTTGCTTCTTAACCCCTAAGGAGACTTGGAGGGTGGTAGACTACAGTTGGTTTATCGCCCTCCATTTTTTAATATGAAAAAAATTGATACTCTAGTTGAAGACATCTATAATTTATTTTCTTTTGATCCCATTGATATGAATGAGGAAGAGGTGGATAAACATATAGATACCTTTGGGGAAATGCTCAAGGTTCACATCAAAAAGTTTATGTACGAACAGCCCAGAGCTAATGGACATCTAAGGTTGTCAGCTATTGGTAAACCTGACAGACAACTATGGTATGATATAAATACTACTACTTCTGAATCTTCTCTTACACCTAGTACAAGAATTAAATTTCTTTATGGATATATATTGGAAGAGTTATTACTTCTTTGTTCTTCCATTGCAGGTCACAAGGTAACAGATCAGCAGAAAGAAGTTGAGGTAGAGGGAGTAGTGGGACATCAGGATTCTTTTATTGATGATGTACTGGTGGATTGTAAGAGTGCTTCAGGAAAAAGCTTTCATAAATTTAAAAGTAATACCTTACTGGAAGACGATCCCTTTGGTTATATAGATCAGATCTCTGCCTATGCTGAAGCAAACGGAGTTAACAGGGCGGCTTTTCTAGTTATAGATAAATCTACAGGGGAGATATGTCTTACTCCAGTTCATTCAATGGAGATGATAAATGCAGGTGAAAGAGTTAAGCATCTTAAAAAGATGGTTGTCAGTTCTACTATTCCTGATAGGTGTTATGCTCCTGTACCTGATGGGAAGTCTGGTAATCTTAAGCTTCATTTTGGTTGTATGTATTGTGGGCATAAGAGAGAGTGTTGGAAGGATGCCAATCAAGGACGCGGTATCAGGGTGTTTCAGTATGCAAAAGGTAAAAGGTATTTGGTACAGGTTAATAAAGAGCCTGAAGTTTCTGAGATAGCAGCATGGTAAGTAATGCACTGGGTATTTAAAACACCTCCTGATCTATCCCAGTTTGGATTCGTTTATATTATAACTAATTTAAAAACAAACAAAGCTTACATAGGATGTAAACAATATTCTAATTATAAGAAGAGAAAAAAGAAATCAGAATCAAACTGGAAATCATATATGGGATCAAGCAAACATCTTATGGAAGATATAAAGAAGATTGGTAAAAAGAATTTTAAGTTTGAAATTATGGGAGAGTTTAAGAACAAGAGAAGCTTGAGATATTATGAATGTTATTACCAAATGAAATATAATGTCTTGACTGAAACTTTGGAAGGAACAGATGAACCATCTTTCTATAACAATTATGTAGGTGGAAAGTTTTTTAGACCAGTTCAAAAAAGTAATCATGTTGACTGAGGCTTCTGTAGATTCCCTGTATGAGCTTACTGAAAAAGATGCACATAAAAGTTTATATCTTGCAGTAATTATTCAGGCTTTACTGGACATAACTAAACCTGAAGTGAAGGGGGAGGACAATGAAATAAAAATTCAAAGAGATCAGGCACACGCATGGGTTTTTGCTTCAGTTGGAGTTACATGTGATGATTTTGAAACTGTGTGTCATTATGCTGGTATTGAACCACAAAAGGTCAGAAGTTTTGCATGTGAAGTTATTGTATCAGGAGATGTAGAAAATGTCAGAAGAAGATTTAGTTCCATTATCTACTAAAATAAATCCACTTGATGTACAGGTAGGAGGAGATCACTACAAAGATTGTGCTATACAACCTACAGTTTATTCTCATTATAATAATTTAAATACCTGTGAAGCTAACATTGTAAAATATATAACCAGACATAATAAAAAAGGAGAGGGTAAGGAAGACATACTAAAAGTAATACACTATGCACAATTGCTTTTAGAATTAGAATATCCAGAGGAAGACAAGCAACAAGATTTGTTTAATGATTTAATAGATAGGGGTAGACATGTTCAAATCAAATCGTAATCCACAGTT